ATCCGTGCAGCTTGCATATGCGACAGGCCAAGTCCAACACCCAACGCAAGCGGCAAGCTCCCGACTGCGGCAACAGCCATTTGAGCCCCAGGCGCAGGCATCGCGATTTGGTTGACAACCTCAACGCGGGTGTCCTCTTTGGGACAGTAGCCGTCTTGCAATTTCCAGCAGTAGGTGACGCGCTGCCAGTTCGGTCCCCACCATTTGCGAGAGTGGGCGTCTTGGACATACTCATGACCGATTTTGGTGACTTCGATGATAGGACCGCAGGCAGCGACGAGCAGCAGTACAAGTGATAGTAAGTAATTCATTTTAGATACTCCTCCCTAAGTTTGATTTTTCTGTGTGACGGTGCCGGCACTCACGCGACGCATGAGATCGCCGACGTGGAGCTTGACCGCGTTGGTGTCTGAGGGTAGCGATTCAGCCAGGCGTTTGAGTTGCATGGCGGCTTGGCCGAGGTCGCGTTGCTTCGCCAACAGGATGACTTCGGCGAGGGTGATAATGTAATCGTGGAACTCGTTGGGGAGTTCGAGTTCAGTCGCCTCACCAGTCAATTCGGTGGTGAGTTTGGTGCCGCGCACGGTCACCGTGCCACCAAGCTGTTTGGCGGGGTAAATGACGAGCAGGTCGCGGCCGATCTGTGTCCAAGCTTCAAAGCGCGGGCCGAGCTTACGCACCCAGCGACGGTCGAGATGGGCGAGCTGGCGAAAATTGGCGAGCGGCACCAAGTCGCGGGCACCATCACGAACAGCGATCACGCGGGTGATGGCATCAGTGCCGGTGAGCAAGCCGCTGATCGTATAGAACTGCTGGAGTGGATAGGTGGTCAGTGAAGTCGCAGTGAGCTTGATCGCCAGCAGCGTGTTGAGCACTTGCTGCGATTTACTGAGAACGGTGCGCGCAAATTCGCGTGTGTGGGCCAGGCCATGCACATCGCGGACACGCCGGAGAAGTTCATCGGTAAGGTTCTTGGCGACATCGGGCACAAGGATCTCCTACGGTTGCCAGTTCCAGCCCGAGACGATGTGTTGACGAGCCGTGGTGATGTCACCAGGCATGCCAGCGAAGCCTGCGGTCTGGAGCAAAAAGCTGGTGTCGTCCTGACCTCGATCGGCGCCGATCATGTCTACGAGATAGCGTTCCCATTTGGTTTCTTGGGTGCGCATTTCGTTGCGCCAGAAAGCGGCGGCTTCGTTATTTTTGGCAGTGATGGCTTGGGCCATTTTGTATCGGTAGAGGTCTATGCTCGCGCCTTCGATTAGTGCCCAAGCCGGTACGGTGGAGGGCAGCACGTCATCGGCGGTTAGGTCAGCCACCTGGCGCCAGTAGAGGTAGAAATAGTTCTCACTGGTGGAGGAGTAGGGGTACAGTTCGACGCGCTTCACACCGTCCGCTCGTGTAGGTGCTTCTACGACCATGCCGGGACCACCAGAGATCAGAGGGCGCGAAGGGGCCGTGGCGTCGAGAATAGAGTAGTCGCGCAGTTTGAGGGGCGGCGTGAATCGTCGCGCAAACACAAAATCGTTGCCGAGATAGGCGGCTTCAGAATCGACAGGCACCCAGCGCAGCACGGCATAGTAGGTGCCGTCGGTGGAGGTGTCCTCCTCATACGTATTCAACAGCCTGAGCTGGCCGACGCCTCCCACCACTTGATACCCGACAATCTCATACCAGTTGGTGCGCGGGCGGATGTGCCAACCGACGAGTTCGTTCGACCAGGCAGCGGTGGCGGTGGCGTCACCAGTGATGACCTGCGAGCCTCGTGTCGCGGTGATGGTGCCGGCTGAGATCGGCGCAGGCACACTGAGCTGACCGACTTGCCTGAGATGACGAAGTTTGGTGCGGGTGGCGAGCTGCCCGTAACGTTTGACGAGCCACTGGACGCCGAGCAAATAGCCTGCATCGGCGTCAACAGTGGCGATCAGTTCGCGGGCGATGTCCTCAAGCGTCCTGGCCACTGGCAACCTCAATCGGGCGCAGCGTGGCAAGGATGTCGTGGTGGCGAAGGATGATGATGGATTGTCCGCGCACGTCGATGGGCACGCCGGTGTAGCGGCCGATCACCACACGATCGCCAAGTTTGACTTTGGGCGATTGCATGTAATGCGTGCCGGGCTCGATCCAGCTCTCCTCGCTCACATCGATCACTGTGCCGATGTGGGACTCGCCTTTGGCTGAGTCAGGCTTGAGAATGAGCTGGTCTTTGCCGACGAACTGTTCGGGGTCGTCGATCACCACCGCCACCTTGCCAGGCATGACCGACAAGATGGCGTCAGCGAGGATTTGCTTGCGAGCGAGTAGCGTGTCCATAACGATTAGAGTTCCTGCGCAAAAAGGACCCAATCAAGGGTCATGGTTTGTGAGGCGCCCAAAATCCCGATGATCGGCTGGAGAATGTCGCCGGTCGTGGGGATGTTGGCGGTGCCAGCGACGATCACTTTGGTGGTGAGCGCGGCGCCGTTCTGATAAGGCATGATGTTGCCGAGTTCATCGACCATGAAGCCAAGGGTCGTGTAGGTATCATCGACCAAGGTGCCGCTGGTGGAGGTTTTTTCGGTGCTCGTACCGTCCTTGCGAGCGTGGAAATCAAGCACCGTGGCAGCGGCGGCTTTCTCAAAAAAGATCCCATCGCTGGGGAAGGTGCCAGTCGTCGAAGGTGAGGTGTCAGGTGTCGCGAGACCCATGAACATCTCAGTAGACCCGACCGTGCCGACCTTGAATCGCACAAAGAACCACATTCGCTTACCGACCGCGTAGAGGAAGTTCGCGCCGGTAGAGGCGGCTCCTCGTGCCAGGGTCGGGTTGCAGTTGGCGGTGGCGTCAGCGGTCAAGACGATGGTGCCGGCCGGGACATCGCCAAGAACGATGGTGGCGGCGCCGGTCGTGCCTGACAGCAGCCATCCACCGGCCGCGCCTTCTGCGACGGGTCCGTGCCAGCGATGGAAGTGGTCGAACTCACACACCAGCCCCTTGTTACCGACAAACTCGTTGTCAGGCGAAAGGATCTGGTCGGTGATCGCGATGGGCAGACCATCAAAAGGGTGTTTCCAGAGCTTGCTGGAATCCCCTTGGTTATTTTTGTAGCGATACGCTGATTGTGTGCCGCTCATGTACGCGCTCCTCCAAACTCACAAAAGGTGATGGGCCGAGCGTGATGACTAGCCAGAGCTGCCGTCAACACCGAAGTAGCTGCCATACCCTTGCGTGTGTCGCTGATAGACACTGAACACCGCGTTCTTGGTCGTCGGGTCATCCCACGAATCGAACATCGGGCGGTCACGATACATGAAATTGAGGTCGTGCTCACCCTTTTTCGCCAAGGCCAGCCACGAAGTCGTGGAGGTCTTGTACGGGGTGGAGAAGTACCGCAGTCCTTCAGGCACCACTGAGTTGATTTCGTTGTCGGTTTTGTACGGGGCGCCGGAGCTGCCCAGCACTTCGCGAGCGGTGAAGAGTTGCTCAGGGGCAATCACCAACATGGCCGGAGCCATATTCATCGGCAACCCGCGCTGGTTGGTCATGCGGCGGAAGCGAGTCACCATGCCTTGGATGGCGGTGACGCTCAGGCCGATGTCAACGCTGGGGCGGTTGGCGCGAGTCGTGCCATCGAGTCCAACGTGGCTGGTCGAACACAGCGACTTGCTGGCATCGAAGCCGGCGAAGGAAGTTGAGAAGGCGTTGTTGACGATCGACCAGGCATCGACCTCTTCACGGTAGCGAGAGCTGCGAGCGAGTTCGCGGGTCATCTGCTCCATGAGGCCGTAGCGTTCGTCACGCCACATTTCCCAGGTGACCTCGAAAGCAAAGCCGTACGGGACGGCGGTATAGACCTTCGTGGTGCCCATGATCGGGCGGTCCGTCCTGAACTGCGACCCTTCGGGCTTCTCAGGCATGGTGCCGAGTCCCGCCATGTTCGCGTCCGTGACCGGGTTCCACTCCATGTCGCTGACGTTGAAAATCTCAGTGAACTGCCGGGGAATCTCTTTGCCGGTTTCGAGATAGACGTTGCGCAGTCCCGGCACGAGCAACGAGCTAGAAAATCCGCGTGTAACTGGGGGCATGGGGTACTCCTCCTTGTTCTCAGTGAACTGCTGGGACTACGAAACCTGGACCTACGTTTGCTGCGCGAGCGTGTCGGCCAAGAACACACACAGGACACGCGCACGGACGGTGGCGTTGTCGATGTCAGACTTATTGGCGCCGACGATCATGACGCACGTGTTGGTCGTGTCGTTTTCGTCGATGTAATAGTTGCCGGACGAATCGACCTGGGCGGCATAGTCAGTGTAGAGGTTGGCGATAACCAGCGCGTGCGCTTCGTTGGATTGGTCCTCCAACGTGGCCTCGAAAATGTTGCCGGCCGCGAGAACATACTGGCGACGGTCGTTCGTCGTGCCTGACGCGGGAGCCGCAGCCACGCCAACAATGTCAGCGGTGTTGTCAGCGCCGGCGACCGCCAGCGTACCAGTATCGCGCTTCAAGATCGCGCCATCTTTGAACGTCTGGGAGGCTTTCTCGTAGCCTTCCATCAGAGGGATGCTCAAGCACGGATTGATGGCATGAAAGCCGAACGCGTTCGATAACAAAGTTGATACGGCCATGGGGCATTCCTCCTAGTGTTGACTACTGCAATCCAACAATCGTGCCGTCTTTGAGGGCCTGGGTGTATTGGGCGGTGGCGGCCATCGTGCCACGGTGCTGCGCGGACATGCGTTGTAACAGTGCTGGGTCAGTGTCAGTGGTTTTGACGATCACGCCTTTTGATTTGCCGAGCTCCTGCAAATTAGAGGTCGCGGCGGATCGGCGGTGTTCGTTGTCCTGCTGCTCGCGGCGGTCCAAGGCAGCTTTGCGCTTGGCTGGAATGCGCATCAGGATACAATCGCCGATTTTGCGCATGCCGCCTGCGATCTCGTGCTCCTTGGCTTCTGGCATGTCAGCACAGACCACTTGCCAGCCAGAGACTTTCGCGTAGTTCACCCAGTAGCCGATATTGTACTGGGAATCATAACGGACCCATTTATATTCGAAACCGGCGACGCGATTGCTGACATCGAGCCCGTCGAAATTGGCGATGACTTCGATGTCGTCCTCGAAGGCGTCAGGGTCGATCGAGCCGACCTCGTGACCTTCGTCGGAGTGCTGAGCAGCGTCCACTTTTTCGGCCAGCTCGTCCTCACGCTGTTTGAGGACTTCGCGCTGGGCATGGCCGGCTGGGGGCAGGTCAGCGCCGGGTTGGGGTTGCGCCGTCGTAGGTCGCACGATCTTTTTCATGATTTCAGGCATTGCCGCTCCTTAATGCTTCTTGTTGGGCGCGGATCAGAGGAGCCGCCTCTGCCCACGTTTTGACTTTCATGGTGCGGGAGTAAAGGCGCTGGACCAGTTCATCAGGGGTCCAGCCCCAGTTATCCATTTCACGTTGGGCGTCGGGGCCGAGGACTTCTGCGACCGTGGGCACGCCAGGCTGGGTGCTGGAGTCGCGGCGCTGCATTGAAGGGACAGAGCCGTCGGCGTTGCCACCATTTTCGCGCAGAATCTTTTCGCGTTCTTTGGCCATGATCTCGTTGTGGTGCATGCCGACCACCATGTTGTAGGCGGTGGTGTAGCAGGCAGGGTCGGCGCGCTGGGCTAAGGGCACGTTGGCGACCAGCTTGTCGATCTCTTTTTCGTATTCTTTGAAATAGGGCATGGCGGGGTTGTTGGCAGCCTGCGAGCGTGCGATGGCCGCGAAGTTCGAGAGCCCCTGGACTTGCATCGGTTCGATGTGCTGCTTGATGACCGACTCGCGCACGCTGGCGATGATTTTGCGCAGGTTGGTGGTTTTGCCGTTGTTGAGTTCGGTGATGATTTCTTCGTCAGTCGGTTCGGCGACCGCAGCCGGTTGCGGCGCGGCTTCTCTGGTCGCAAATCCTTGCTGAAGTGCGGCGGACATCGCTTGCAGTCCTTCGACCACCTTGGCGAGATCCTCGCGAGTAGCGTACTGGGGTTCAGGCGCGGCTGGCTGCGCCGGTGTGGAGGATTCCGGCTGCGGCTCGTTCGCGTTGGGCATGTCGTTCGGCAGCATCGCGTTGCTCCTTGTCTACTTGTGTGACGGTGTGGACCATGAGATCGATGCCCTCAATCCGCCCTTGGATTTTTGAGATGCCCTCGAAGTTGGTCGCACGGCGAAATTGTGGGGTGGTTTCTTGGATGGCTTGATCGCACCAGAGGAGAAAATCAGCCATCGCCTGCGGGTTCGCCCTGAGATGTGTAACCCATAATGGTGTTGGTTGTGCCATAGAATATGGTGTACTCCAAAAAAGGTGAGCGTGCAAGTATTTTTGCCGAAGTAGCAACGAGTAGGCAATTATACCTCGGCTGGGTTCGGGGGTGGCGTGCCGTTGAAGGGTGGTGTGGGCTGGCCGCCACCGTCGCCGCCCATTGCGCTGGGGTCGCCAGGCATGCCGCCGCCCATGGCCATGCCTTGGAGCATCATTTGCTGGAGCTGGGCGTTTTGTTCGGCTTCCAAAATCTCCTCGCTGGTATCGACGATGAAGGTTTCGGGGTCTTTGAACTGCTCGAAGGTACGGATGATGCGATCGATCAGCTCGCTAGTGGAGTGGATGATTTTGAGGGCAGCCGAGCGCAGTTCTGGGGGCGTGGCTGGGTTGACCACCTGAGCCGTGAGTTGGAACATTTTCTCGTAGTAGGGCGCGAGCGTGTTAGCCAAGGTGACGGCGTTCTGGCGATCGGCGTCTTTGTTGATGGCCTGAGAGCTAGCGGTGACCAGGATGGCGATGGACTTGTCAAAGCCGGGGTCCTTCAAACACTCGATCACGAGTTCAGAGACTTGCTGGCCAAGGCGTGTTTTGAGGTGTTCTTCGACGGCGAAGTCTCCGGCTCGCACGCGCTCGGCATACCGTAAGACAGCTTGACGGACGGCACCCGCTGTTCCCAATCGCACAGAATCGAATGCGGGTGTGAATCGACGATTAGCCTGCTGCAAGAGAGACATCGCAGTGACGCCCGGCGTTCTGTTCCCGAAGGTTTGGTTTTGGGAGGGTTGAGTGAGTTCATTGGCGCCTGTCCTCCGTTCGGCAAGGGAAGTCACCATGCCCTGGGTGGCTTCGAGTGAGGGGTAGATGTCAGAGAGCTTGAGTTCTTTGAGGGTGGTAGGGTCGGCCATTTCGAGGTTGCGGCCGGCCCAGATTGAGACGGTGCCAGATTGGATGGAGCCGTACTGAGAGGCCCACATGCGACAATTGGATAAAAAGACGTTATCGATTTGGTGATTGTGGAGCGCGGTCATCTCGAACTGGAAGGGCGACAACATCTCCATCACACCTTGCGAATAGAACTGATGCGAACGGAGCTGATAGCCCATTTTGGTGACGGGGCGTTCGTCGTAGGGCGAGTAGGAGATGCGCATGGACTTTTGGGAGGTCAGGTCATACGCAACCAGGAGGTCCTCGTCGATGCCATCCCCGTCGATGTCGTAGCGGGTGTAGATGTCATAGCACTCGTACATATCAGTGCGGCGTCGCATGTCGCCTGGCGTGCGGGCGAGGTGCTCGCGGCGGTTGGTCATCCAGTCGAGGCCCGCGCAAGGCGAGCATTTGGAGATGTCCCACCCTTTGGTTTTGGCGTAGGTTTTCAGCTCACTCTCAGTGCGATAGAAGCGAAGTGCGAGGGTGCGACATTGCTGCACATCATAGAACACCCCACCGACGGCGAACACATCGTCAGGGAGCATAGAGATGATTTTGGGGCCGCGTTC